TTGATGAAGTAATAGACATCCTCCGAACACTTCACATACTCTTTAAGTTCTTTGTCGGTAAGCGAGACTTCGGCATTCGGAAGTGGGAGATTAGGATTGCCGTTATAGCCTGCATCGGAATCAAATGAATTCTTGGGCATTTATTCTTCACTAATATCTATGACCTTCGGTTCATCTTTCGACAACGTGCGTAGTTCACGCAACAGGTCGGAGGCGCGCCCCACAAATACGGCCTTTTCGATTGTTACACCCGAAGTCGATGTACCACCCTCACGAGACTTGCGCGTATCTTCTTTGGTCTTATGGAGTGACAGTAGTTCTTTATTCGCATTCACAATGGCGGTCAGCATCCCCGCAACGACCTCATAGGCACGCGCACTGTCGCCCGATTGTGCCAGTTCAATCGAGGTGACCGCGGCTTCGCGAGCCTGATCAATACTCTCCCGCACAACTGACCGCGCATAACCGAAGTCTTCTTCAAACGCTTCTTCCGCTGTCGCCGACGCAAGTTTGCCGGCCGGCGCGACACGCTGGATGGTTGTTGTCTCTTCCCCGGTTGTGAGTGCGGGGTCGAGATCAAGGAGTTTGTTCAACTCCTGTTTTTGGATTACTTGTCCGCGTTGCATTTAAGATGATGGGCTGGCCGACGGACTGACGGATGCCGACGGGCTGGTGGACGATGACGGGCTCCGCGACGCAGACGGACTACGTGACGCAGACGCTGACGGACTGATAGACGCACTCGGACTAATCGATAGCGACACAGAACTCGACGGACTACGTGACGCAGACGGACTACGCGACGCCGACGGGCTGATAGAGGCCGACGGGCTGACGGACGCAGACACGGATGTTGACGGGCTCCGCGACGCAGACGGACTACGTGACGTAGACGGGCTGACTGATGCCGACGGACTACGCGACGCGGACACAGAACTCGACGGGCTGATGGAGGCCGACGGGCTGATCGACGCTGATGGACTACGTGACGCGGATGGGCTGCGTGACGCTGATGGCGATGTCGAGGGCGCAAACTTCCCCCAGTCTTCCACGATTGTGGTGACTGCTGCCTCTCTGGCATTGATCACAGATGTTTCTGCGTCCGATGGACTGGCGGATGCAGACACCGACACTGACGGTACCACGGTGATCGCAACATGTGGAGCCGCATTCGTATTCGGCGCGGCCAGGTCGTCGCTGTTTGAATTATACAGATCGACAATGACTTTTTTGATACGGGCTTTATCCTTGACCGGCCCGTAGAAATACACCTTCATCGAGAATTCTAAATCCCACACAATGATACGTCGTTCCTCAAAACTGCCTTCATAGTTATCTGTCTGCGATACGCTTTGCAGAACGATAGGCACAACATCCACTAACTCTGGACGGCTAGCCAATGGTTCCACCGCAATCGTATAGTTTGGTGTGAAGTAAGGCAGAATCTGTTCCACGATCTGCATGCCGTCTTGTTGCAGTTTCGTGAGGATGGACAGACCGACGGTCAGAGTATATGGTGTCCCGACATATAGACGCCCGCGGTCATCTGGCGATGTCGCGGCGTAGGTTAGTTTCTCAAGAGTGTTGAGTTTACGACTGGAGTCATAGGCTATCCCAGACATCTCATAAGAGAGACGCGGTACGACCTGCCCGACGCCACGAAGGAGGTCGGGGTCTTGCGTGAACCGCGTGAGCCAGCGTTCCTTTGGCCCATACTCTATCGGCACAATCTGTCGATAGACTTCGTCGCCAGCGGCATCTTCCCGTGTCAATGTGATGTTGTCAAACAACGATCCAAATGACAGAAGATAGCGCCGCAACAACAGATGTTTGAAGTGCGTATCCATCAGTCTTCTAACATATGCGTACCACGAGACTTCACCACACTCAGGGGGTTCCCTTGCAGGAATTCATTATCCGAGAGTGGGTCGTGAACGGTTGGTGCTGTCTCAGCCGCGGCTGTCACTGTGGTCCACTGTGCGGCGCTGGTATCTCCTTTGACTACCGTGCTGCCTGCGAAAGCGCCCACTACACGTTGTACTCCAAGCACACGCGTCGATTCGGTCCATTCATACACCTCTGCGGACGCAGTCGCTGTGGCCAATGTCGTGTTCCCCTGATACACAGATTCGCCTACGAGATACGTGCCGGTGCCGCCGGCGTCCATCGTGATGTTGATGGTATAGGCTTCACGCTGCGCGACCGCGTCGATGTCATCCACATTTGTATCGACCTTCTCGTTGGTGAAGTTCATCAGTTCGCAACGTAGCTCATAGGTATAGAGTTTTCCCAATTGAAAGAGATGTTCTTTGTCTTCTACAAATTTAATCTCAAACAAATACCGATGGTCCTCACTCATCTGGATATAGATGAGGTCCGCTTCTCGCGGACGTGACAGTACTGTCTGTGCGGAGTCAACCGCATCCACGACCGCGGCGTCGAAGCGTCGCGTCGAAACGAGAAAGGTTGCTTGGTCTTGGATGTGTAATCCGAACTTGCTGATGAACTCTGACTGCCCCTGAAAGGACTCCAACGACTTGAGATACATCTCGACGGGATAGGTCGTTGTGAAGGCCGCCAACGGGTCTTCGCCAAGGAACGTATCCATGTCCACTACATCGCGAGGAATATAATGGACATTGTGACCATAGATTTGAATGCTCTCGTCGATCAAGTCCTGTATGAGGTCCTGTTCCGGCGCGAACGCAGTCTGATTGAAGTAGCGATTGACGGCCATAATCAGCCCACAATAAACGAGACAGGTTCTTGGTAGGTCTCTTGCACTTCTTGTTCCAGGTCTTTGACCTCCTGATTGGCTTCAGAAAGAATTGCTCTCCCATCCAATGTCACACCACCAGGCAGCGCGATGCCGCCATATTTACTCAGGTTCATCCCCCACTGACGTTTGATGAGCGCAACCGCAAATCGTTGTAACCAACGGTCGCTCCAAACCTCCGTAAAGGTATCGGGATCGATGGTGCGTGTCGCCTCCATCACAATCCACATCCCCGGTTCGAATTGCGTTTGCCAGTTGACATCTACATACAACCGATTCATATGCCGCGACCATCGAATACTCGGGCGGCCGCGAAAGGTGTCGTTCATCAACTGGAGGTATTGACGCCCCATTACATAGGGAATGATAGACCCCTGATTGAAGGTACTCATCAGACTCATATTGAACTGGGCTTGGGGATTGAACAAAATGTCTTGCGAGTGTCCACCACCGCCTTCATACGGAAGAAACACACGCGTAATACCAATCACAGAGTCATCAACACCGAACCACTTGTTGTCCATATCGCCGAACGAAATGGCATTGGTCGTGGCGTTCGCGGTAAACATTGTGCCTGTCGCACCCGATGTCTGCCCCGTGATAACTTCCCCGTCATTGAACGTCCGCTTCGCGGTATCACTATAATCGTCGCCGGCCACGACACTGGTGTTGGACTGTGTCGTGGTAAAGAACTTGATCATCGTGGTGTTGCTTGTCGACACAACCTGGCCGTAGGTGTTCGATGTTGCGCCCACGATGACTTCGTCATTGCTGAAACTACCAGTCGTAGCTGATGCGAATCGCATCGTGCTGGCGGTAATCTCGTGGTTCATAAACGTCTTGACGATGGCGTCGTAATGGAACTGCTGATACACATAGAGGGCTTCGTCAAGACGGTCCTCTAGCTGGTCGTCATCCACATTGATCTGGATGACGGGTTTGCCAAGTGCCCGCAGGCAGTATTCCTTGAAGTCGTCGCGAGTAGTTGGAGTGGCCATGACTGTTAGTATTTAGGTTAGTAGTCGATGAACATTATCGTCACCGTGGTTCATGCTTGTGGACTAACTATCCACGGTTTTTAGCAGGTAACTGCGCGTCTCTCCGTCCTGTTCAACTCTGACCTTCTCCCCTTGACTAATCTTCCGATTCCACACCACGTTTCCAGAAATCGGGTGATACAGCGTCGCGTCGACATCACGGTTGGGCGCAAACTCAACCGATCCACGAATGCCCAGCAACCCCACGTACCACTCCGGTCCAAACCCTTGGGCAAATGCACGCACCAAACCGCTCTCGGAATTATCAGGCCAAATCTGATCATTCAAGGACGGCTCTAGGGGATGTTGTGGATTCGTCCAATGATGATTCGCACTTTCTCCATTGGCGATATTCGTCGGCACGTTCGCCACCAGCGACCTAATCGATTCCCACATCTCCCCTCCGCGTGGGATATCACAGAAATCGAATTCGTTCTGATTGGCTCTATCCTGTCCCTTTACACCGTGGATGCTGTGAAAGCAGAAGGCAGCGCCCCCACTCAAGAATGTATACAGAGCCCCCATACCAAAATGCTCTGGAATCGACATTCCGCCAGAATTCGGACCAAACCCAGCCGGTTCATTATTCACGAAGACGCTAGGCATATAACTGGAGTCCCCTGCGTACTGATAGTGCCACGGTTGGCGAATGATACGATACCCATCCTCCCGCGCCTCGCGATCAAAATGTGGGGTCGCAATCGGCGAACGGCACCCATGTTCCCCATACAACTTTTCCAGGCTGGCTTCTGGATAGTGACTGCCGGTCGGCGAGCTTGCAGCAAACGGAATGTCCGTACTCTTCGACAGAATCTCGCAATACCGAGTCAACTCGTCCATACTGACGCCGTTTAGTTCGGCCTCGTTCGCCACTTCAATGAACTGCACCATCTCTCGACGGTCGTTGCAGAATTGCGCTACCTCTTCCGCGAACTTTTCCCGATCTGCCAAACTTGGCATCGAGTTCTCCGCATCAGCGAAAATAACAGGCTGCGTACGCATGCGGCGTTCCC